GGGCCGTACACTGGCGGGCGTTTTGCTGGATGAGGTCGTGCTCATGCCACGCTCATTTGTCGAGCAGGCCTTGACGCGCTGCAGCGTGGACGGAGCAAAGCTGTGGTTTTCCTGCAACCCTGGCAGCCCGCAGCATTGGTTTTACACCAAGTGGATTCAGAGGCACGAAGCGCGAAACACGCTGTACCTTCACTTTGAGATGACGGACAACCCCGGCCTGTCACAAAAGACGCTGGAACGCTATCAGGCGATGTTCTCCGGCGTCTTTTATGATCGCTATATCCGGGGCCTGTGGGTCCTGGCAGAGGGGTTAATTTACCCCATGTTCGGCGAAGGCTGCCTTGTGGATAATCCCCCGCAAGGCGGCCAGTATTATATCTCCTGCGACTATGGAACGCTGAACCCGTTCTCTGCCGGGCTGTGGTGCTGGGACGGAAAAACAGCGACCCGCGTTGCGGAATATTACTATTCTGGGCGACAGGAACAGCAGCATAAAACCGATGAGGATTATTACACCGCTCTGGAGCAGCTGGCCGGGGACAAGCCTGTGCAGGCGGTGATCGTCGACCCGTCGGCGGCGTCGTTCATCGAGGTCATACGGCGGCACAAGCGCTTTCCGGTCCGCAAGGCGAAAAACGATGTCCTGGCCGGAATCAACACGACGGCGCGGTTTTTGCAGGACGGGACAATCAAAATCCACCGCAGCTGCAGCGCCTGCATTCGGGAGTTTGGTCTCTACCGATGGGATGAAAAGGCGGAGACGGACCGGCCCGTAAAAGAGAATGACCACGCCATGGACGATATCCGCTATTTTGCTTATACCGTCCTACGCCAGAAGGCGGGAAAAACGGCGTATCAATCATTATTGCAAGAGAGGTGAGCGACTATCAAAACGTATCAAGATTTACTTGCGGCCGGCAAGAGCGAACAGAGCCGAATCGCATTTATCCGCGCTGCTATTACGGAGCACCGAGGGTCTCCGGCTTACCAGACCGCAGCGGATGCGGAGCTGTATTATAGCGGATTGAATCCGACGATCAATCGTTATGAAAAAGTCCTCTACGACCTGCAGGGCAAGGCACACAAGGACATGTGGACGGCAAATCATAAGCTTGCAAGCCGCTTTTTTGGCTTTGCGGTCGACCAGGCTGTCAGCTATCTTCTGGGCAATGGCGTCACCTTCGGCGATGAATCGACCGGAAAGAAACTGTGCGCTGATTTTGACCAGGAAATCATGGATGCTGCACGCAGCGCAAAGATCGCGGGCGTGTCCTTCGGCTTCTGGGATCTGGATCACCTGCGGGTGTTCAGTTTGCTGGAGTTTGTGCCGCTCTACGATGAGGAAAACGGTGCGCTGATGGCGGGCATTCGCTTCTGGCAGATTGCACCGGACAAGCCGCTGCGGGCCACACTCTATGAACCGGACGGGTTTACGGAGTATTTCCAGGAAAAAAACAAAAGCATGGACGTGATGAAGCCGAAGCGCAGCTATAAGCTTTTAATTCGTACTGCTCCGGTCGGCGGAAGCGAGATATACGACGGCGGCAATTACCCCGGCTTCCCGGTCGTTCCGCTGAAAAACAATCGCATGTGCCTATCTGAGATTGCCGGGAGCCGAAACACCATCGACGCGCTGGATTTGGCGACGTCAAACATGGTCAACAATGTGGACGAGGGGAATCTGATTTATTGGGTTCTCTCCAACTGCGGCGGCATGAATGATCTTGACGATGTAAAATTTGTGGAGCGACTCAAAACGCTGCATGTGGCCCACGCAGACGGCGACGACGGTGCGAAGGCAACACCGCAGACAATTGAAGCGCCGTACGAAGGGACAAATACGACGATAGATATGCTGAAACGGAAGCTGTATGAAGATTTTCAGTGTTTCGACGCTTCTGCTATCACGGCGGGAAACCAGACGGCGACGGCAATCAAGGCCAGCTATGTGCCGCTTGACCTGAAAACAGACAAGTTTGAGGCGGAGGTCACGCGCTTCATTGTGGAAATTCTGCGGCTGGCCGGTATCGACGATCAGCCAAGCTACACGCGGAATCAGATCATCAACAAGACCGAAGAGACGCAGGCGCTCTTGCTTGGGGCGCAGTATTACGATGACGAGTATATCACAAAAAAACTGCTGAATCTCAACGGCGACATTGACCAGTATGAGGCCATGATGGAGCGACGGTCCGCTGAGGATCTGAGCCGCAGCTTTGGTGAGCCGCAGGAGCCGCCAGCGCCGGTGAATAACAATGGCGACGCATGACCTCGGACATACGCTGACCGACAAAAAGCTCCTGGCTTTGGAACGACGCATCGCGCGGCTTTATGCACAGGCCGGGCGGGAGCTGCAAGAGACCATCGACGCTTACTTTGAGCAGTTTGCAAAGCGCGACGAGGAAATGAGGACGCTGATTGGCGAGATCGTCAACGGCAAGGAGTGGACGGAGCAGGACTATAAGCAATGGCGGCTGGCGCAAATCGGACGCGGGGAGCTACCAGGCACTGCGGGAGCGGATTGCGCAGCGAATGACCAATGCAAACGCCGTGGCGATTTCTTACATAAACGACGAGACGCCGGGCATTTACAGTCTGAACCGCAACTATGCGGCGTATACGATTGAGCAGGTCGCCGGGAACGTCGGCTTTGACCTCTGGGACGAGCAGACGGCCCGGCGGCTGATCGTGGAGCAGCCGGAGCTGATGCCCAATTATCCGCCTGCCCGGGCGCTGCGGCGTGGTATTGACCTGGCGTATGGGCGGCGGCAGATCACGGCCAGCGTGACCAGCTCTATCCTGCAGGGCCGGAGCCTGCGGGGAATCGCGGACGATCTGCAGCAGCGCATCACGACCATGGACCGCACCAGCGCAATCCGGACGGCGCGCACGGCATTCACAGGGGCGCAGAACGCCGGGCGTATGGACAGTTACGCGGCGGCGGAGAAGATGGGGATCAAGCTCAAAAAAGAGTGGCTGGCGACGTTAGACGGTCGCACGCGGCATTCTCACGCGGCGCTGGACGGGGAGAAGGTCGGCACGGACGAGAAATTTTCCAACGGCTGCCGCTTCCCCGGCGACCCGCATGGGCGGCCCGGCGAGGTCTATAACTGCCGCTGCACGATGGTAGCCGCGCTGGATGATGTGGACACGTCGGGGGCGCTTCGACGCACGCAGGACGGGCTTATTCCTGACATGACGTATGCCCAATGGGAAGCATCAAAGCGGGGCTACAGCGGCAGGCAGTTATCCCCATATAACATCGTGGGGAACGGGAAAACCGCAAAGGATGTTACGAAGAAATACCTAGATTCCGCCAATCCCCGCATGGGAAAGGTGCGATATGAACGCGGATATCACATCAAGGGACACAAGGCAGAAATCGAAGTCGCGAACCAACTCAGAGATCAATTTGGCGGGAAGATTGTGTTACTGAAAGAAGCTCGGACGCCGGGTATCAAAACTCCAGATATGCTGTGGAAGGGGAAGCAATGGGAGATAAAGTCAATTTCCACAGAAAAAGCCGCAGATAGCGCACTGCGCAAAGCGATAAAGCAAATACAAGGAAACCAAGGCGGCGTGATTTTTGATATTGCCGATGGGCTTGACAAGCAAAAACTAATTGATGTGTTGGATGCGAGAGCAACAAGAAGCAAATCTTTTAACGCGGATATAATCGCGCTTCGTAACGGAAATGTTTTATTTGTACGGCGATACAAAAAATGAGGTAACCCCCCACCAGAACGGGCGGAGGATTACCTCGATAAAACGGGAGCTTTCGTTCCCTCGTCTACAGTATATGCAACTTTCGAAAAATAGTCAAGGGGGAAAACCATGAACAAAACAAAACTGAGCATTCCGAAGGTCGTAAAGAAGGTGTTGGATCTGCTACAGATCGTTTTTATCGTGCTGCGGGCGTGTGATGTGGTCAGCTGGCCGTGGTACGTTGTGCTGAGTCCGTTGCTTGCATATGCGGCGTGGCTTATCCTTTGCGCTGCGATCTGCGGCGTGGCGGCGGTAAGCAAAGATTTGTGAAGGGAGAGACGCACATGAAATCACAGAAGCAGCCAGAGCTTTCCGCGACACTGAAAGGCGCGGCAATGGTGGAAGCAATCGAGGCGGGGCTTGTACCGAAATCCTCCGGCGGGGACGGCTGGAATATCGCGCCGTTTCTGCGGTTTTGGGAGAATTTCGCGCCGCTACTCAATGAGGCGGTGCAAAGTTGCGGCAAGAAACAGAGGTGAAATTCCATGAGCGATGTTGAGATTACGGACAATAGCGACGCCGTAAAGGAAGCGTTTGAAGCGGCGATTATGCGCGGGCTTGAAAAGTGCGGGCTGACGGCGGAGGGGTATGCAAAAAAGCTGTGCCCTGTGGACAATGGCACCCTGCGCAACAGCATAACGCATCAGGTGGATGACAACGATGTGCTCATCGGCTCCAACCTCGAATATGCCCCATATGTAGAGCTTGGCACCGGCAAATACTACCCCGGCGGCAGGCCGACGCCCTGGGTGTACCAGGACGCGCACGGCAATTGGCATTACACCCACGGCAACCGGGCGCAGCCGTATCTCAAGCCTGCCGTCGCGGATCACGCGGCCCAATACCGTGCGATCCTTGAGGACGCCCTCAAGGACGGATAACAGAATAGGAAACGCAAAGCCAGCTGCTGACAAAATGTCAGCGGTTGGCTTTTTGCTTTGGTAAAACCCGCGAAGGACAGCGGTTTTTATAAAACTCAAAGGGCGAAGAACCGACCCCCGAAGAAAAGGAGAGTAACACAATGAGCATTACCAGAAAATTGCTGAAGGGCATGGGTCTGACCGACGAACAGGTTGACACCATCATCGAGGCACACACAGAAACCGTGGACGGTCTGAAAGCTGATGTCAGCAGATATAAGGCCGACGCGGGAAAGCTGGCGGGCGTTCAGAAGGAATTGGACGATCTAAAGGCGGCAGGCGATGGCGGCTACAAGTCGAAATACGAGAAAGAGCACTCGGATTTTGAGGCTTTTAAGTCCAATATCACCGCGAAGGAAACGAAGGCAGCAAAGGAAAAGGCTGTCCGGGCTTTCTTCGAAAGCAAAAACATCACCGGCGCGAATCTCGACCTTGCCATGCGCGGCTGCGGCGAGGAAATGGCCGCATTGGAGCTAGATGGCGATAAGATCAAGGACACAAAGGGCCTTGACGCGCTGCTCAGCGGGGCTTACAAGGGTCTGGTTTCTACCATGCAGCAGCAAGGGGCGAATCCTGCCAATCCTCCGGCGGGGACACCGGCGAAAACTTACACCACAGACGAGATTCGCAGCATGAGCGCTGCGGAAATCAATGCAAACTGGGACGCGATTAAGGCGTCCATTGGCCAGAAAGGAGAATAAACATGGCTGTTACTACTTTTATCCCTGAACTTTGGAGCGCACGGCTCCTCTACGCGCTGGACAAGGCGCACGTCGCAACGAACCTGGTCAACCGGGAGTACCAGGGCATTATTGCCAACCAGGGCGACACCGTTCACATCAACTCCATCGGCGCGATCACCGTCAAGGATTACACCAAAAACACCGACATTGCTGATCCCGATGCGCTGACTACGACGGAGCAGACCCTTGTTATCGACCAGTGCAAATACTTCAACTTCCAGGTCGACGACGTGGACAACCTGCAGGCGGCGGGCGACCTGGTCGACACTGCGATGAGCCGCGCTGCCTATAGCCTGGCAGATGTCGCGGACGCTTACCTGCTTAAAACGATCGCTGCGGGCGCTGCTTCCGGCAACACGGTCGGCGCGGCCAGCGGCCCGATTGCACTGACGGCGGAAAACGTGTATGAGAACATTGTGAAGCTGCGCACGAAACTGGACAAGGCCAACGTCCCCAACCCGGGCCGGACCATCGTTGTCCCGCCTGAGGTCTATGCGCTGCTGCTGATGGACGACCGCTTCGCCAAGAGCGACGCCGCCGCCGGTCAGAGTGCCTTGCTCAACGGCGAGGTTGGCCGCGTGGCTGGCTTTACGGTTTATATGTCCAACAACGTCCGCACCGGCACCGGCACGGACACTGGGAAGACGCCGTATTTTGAAATCACGGCCCAGGTCAGCACGGCGACGACCTATGCCGAGCAGATCATCAAGACTGAGGCATACCGCCTCGAAAAGCGCTTTGCCGACGCCGTCAAGGGCCTGCATGTCTACGGCGCGAAGGTCACCGACGGCAGCCAGATCGCAAAGCTTATTGCTTCCGTGGCCTAATCGGAGGGCGCGGCGATGCTGGAACAGATCCTGCGGCACCTGAATAACTGGTTCGTTGTGGACGTTCAGCCGGGCGATTATAGCGTAGAAAAGGGCAGCATAACGCTGCCCTTTGTCGCGTCCGGGCAGTACTTCCGGATCATCGGCTCGGTGTTCAATGACGGGCTGCATCAATACCCAGCGACAGATCTGACGGATGAATCCTTCACCGGCTACATCTGGGCGCTGGCGATTCCGAAGGCAATCTTTTCCCTGGCGGATGAGATTTCCGCTTGGCTGGAGAAGTACGGGGAAGCCGCTGCAAGCCCGTATACAAGCGAAAGCTTCGGCGGGTACAGTTACAGCAAATCCGCAGAAAATACCGGCAACGGGGCGGCTGGCGGCTGGCAGGCGGCTTTCCGGGCACAGCTCAATCCATGGAGAAAAATAAAGGGCGTGGAGCCCTGAAAATGGAGGTGCAAATCCCGATATGAGTCTGTTAGATGATTTTTCCCAACAGTGTGTGCTGATGGAGAAAAAGCGCGTCCCGGATGGCGCGGGCGGCTATGAAGTCACATGGACGGAGGGGGCGGAATTTCTCAATTACCAGGCCCTCGATACTTCGATGGAGGCCCGCCGAGCGGAAAAAGAGGGCGTTACCTCGGTATATTCCGCGCTGGTAAACAAGACTGTCCCCATTGAATACATGGACTATTTCCGCGACGTTGCATCCGGCGTCACCTACCGCGTAACATCGAACCCGGAGGAACGGGAAGCGCCGAAGTCTGCGGGGGCGACAATTCGCGGGCTGAAATTCTTCACCGCAGAACGAAAGGACCTTCCAAAATGACAAAGGACAAGGCGCTTCATGCGTGGTTTTCCCAATTTCTGCCGGCCTATCCGGCCTCGAATGTGCCGGAGGACGCGGTTTTCCCGTGGCTGACTTATGAGCTGGTCACCGGCGCATGGGACAGCGGGGAAATCGGCCTGACGGTCAACCTCTGGTTTTACACGGAAAGCGAAGCTGGCCCTAATGCGAAGGCCCAGGAAATTGCAGATGCAATCGGACTTGGCGGCTGCATGGTTCCTTATGACGGCGGCGCGATGTGGTTCAAGCGCGGCTCTCCATGGTGCCAGAATATTGCACAGGACGACGACAAAAACATCAAGCGGCGGTATTTGAATATCACAGTAGAATACCTGTCGCAGGACTGAATGGAGGAACGATAACATGAAATATACGAAGATTCCAGAAAACGTATTTAAGGAGCTGCAGCTGAACGCAGGCGTTTTGCTCACTGACTTCGACACGACGGACGGCATGACGGAGCAGGAGCTCCTTGGTGTCATGATCGGCGCGACCAGCGGCGGCGTCAACTTCACCGCAACGCCGACCTACGAGGACTACGGTGCTGATATCGATAACGCGCCGGTTAACGTTAAAGAACTGAAAAAACTGACCGGCTGGGATGTCAAAATGTCCGGCAGTTTTATCACGGTCTCGACGTCCTCCGCGGCGCTTATGGCGGGTGCTGCGGATGTGGACAAGGCCGACACAACGAAGATCACGCCGCGCAACGATGTCGCGGACACGGACTTCAATGATATCTGGTGGGTCGGCGATTACTCCGACAAAAACGGCGCGACAAACGGCGGCTTTGTCGCGATCCATATGCTTAACTCCCTGTCTACCGGCGGTTTCCAGATCCAGAGCACCAATAAGGGAAAGGGCCAGTTTGCCTTTGAATTTACCGGCCATTATTCCATGGTCGACCAGAACAAGGTGCCCTATGAGGTCTTTGTCAAGGCCGGTACGGCGGAGGCTGGGGCATGAAGCTTTCTGATATCAAAGGCGAGCGGACGCTGGACGTGATCGCGGAAATCATCGAACCTATTGCCAATATCGCCGCAGATCAGACCGCAGCGGCGCTGTTCCAGCGGCAGCGCTGCCCGAAGGGAAAGAAACCGAAGGAGTTTATGCTGGAGCGGGTGAAAAAATCCGCTCCGGCTCTCATCAAGGGGCACAGGGAGGATATTGTGCAGCTTCTGGCGGCGCTGGCTGGCGTTACGCCGGAGGCATACGCGGAGAGCTTGAATCTGTTTAAACTCACTTCCGACATTGTCGACCTCATGACGGACCCGGAGTTTCTCGGGCTTTTTCCCTCTGCGGAGACAGAAACGGACGCCGCTGTCTCTGGCTCTGCATCGGAGAATACCACGGTCCAAGCACAGTAAACGCTTTCCTCACGTTTTGCGCGGCGCGGTTTGACGACCTGTCGCTGGGACTGGCGTTTCAGTGCTATGTGGCGGAGTGCCTAAACAGCGTGATGTACGCCGTCAGCGGTAAGCGGCTGACGGACTGGATGGAGATTGTCCTGCCAGGCGGTCAGCCGGAGGGACCATGCGACGCGGAGGAGGTTGCGGCAGACCTTGTCAGGCGGATCGCAGAGAAAAAGGCAGGTGAGTAAAAGATGAATCTATTTGATCTGTTCGTCAAAATCTCTGTGGACACCGGCGACTTTGACAGCGGCGTGGATCGGGTGTCGAAAGCCTGTAAATCCCTTGGCGGCGATATGAAAACGACCGGGAAGGATTCAGAGGCCCTGCGCAACAAAATCAATAGCCTGGGCGAACAGTACGAGTCTGCGAGCAAAGAAGTCGACGACCTGACAAAGCAGTTTAATCGATCTGTGCAGGAGACCGGCGAAACATCGAAAGAGACACAGGAGCTGGCGGCGAAGCTTGCCGAAGCGGAAAAGGAGGCCGGAAGTCTCAAAAAGGAGATGGACCGTCTGGGAAAGTCCATGGATGATGCTGGTGACGATGCAGAGGATGCAGGTGAAAAATCCGGCGGATTTTTAAGTAAGTTAAAAAATGGCCTATCCCAATTAAGCCCTGTCGCATCGGCCGTCGTAAAGGGACTTGCCGCTGTCACTGCAGCAGCTGCAGCGGTTTTTACATCGGTGGCAAAGCAGAGCATTGTGGATTACTCCGATTATGAGCAGCTCGTTGGTGGTGTTGAGACGCTGTTCAAGAGCAGCACGGATAAAGTGGTCGCGTACGCGAACAATGCGTATAAAACCGCTGGCATGTCTGCAAACGAGTACATGGAGACCGTGACAAGCTTCTCCGCATCCCTGCTGCAGGGCCTTGGCGGCGATACCGAGGCGGCGTCGGTGATTGCGGATCAGGCAATCACCGACATGTCGGACAACGCAAACAAGATGGGCACGGATATGGAGATGATCCAGAATGCCTATCAGGGCTTTGCAAAGCAGAATTACACCATGCTCGACAACCTCAAGTTAGGGTATGGCGGCACGGCGGGCGAAATGGCCCGCCTTATCAACGACTCCGGCGTGCTCGGCGATACGATGAAGGTCACCGAGCAGACGGTGAATGAGGTGTCCTTTGACAAGATGATCGAGGCAATCCATGTTGTGCAAACTAACATGGGCATTACCGGCACAACGGCAAAGGAGGCCAGCGAGACAATCCAGGGCAGCGTCAGCGCTATGCGTGCGGCCTGGAAGAATTTTACAACTGGCATGGCGGATGACACGCAGGATTTTGACACCCTGGTAGACAACGTCGTGGACTCCGTCGACACGGTAGCGGATAATGTCATCCCGCGTATTCAAAAGCTGCTGCCCAGGCTGACGCAGGGGCTATCCGATTTGACGCAGCGGCTTTCCTCTAAAATTCCTGGCCTTCTTAGCAAGGTACTCCCGAGTTTTATCAGGTCGACAACTAAAATAGTGCAAAATATTGCGGGAACGCTTACCAAAAGCATTCCTGTAATCATTGATGCTGCATCAGAGCTGTTTTCTGGTGTTGTGCGTGCAATACCAGGTGTCGCCAAAGAAGTCCTAAAAAATATGCCTAAAATTATCAAGGCTGTTGTTGATGGACTTTGGAACGGGGTTAAGTCCATTGTTGAAACTGTTCAGGATATTTTTGGAGCTACGCATGAGGCTGTGTATGAGGCAAAAATCAGCTTAGAAGAGGCAGCAGCTAGTGTTACGTCGTTCTCAGATGCGATTGGTGCAGCGCAGCCCAATATTTCAGATCTCAACACTCTGCTTTCCAGCACCGGCAAGACCGTCGGCGACCTGGATTCCCAGATCGAGACTGAGGCTAATGCGATCAACCGCATCTTTGCGGCGGCGCTGGAAGAAGGCCGGGCTTTACGGCAGACGGAGCTCGACGAGATTGCCCAGCACTATGACAATCTGCGGGAGCTGGAAACCGAGAAGCTCGGTATTGCACAGCAGCAGCAGGCGGCACTCGTGCAGGCAATCCAGCTGGAAAAGAACCAAATCACACAGGAGGGAATGGCCCAGTATATCTCCAATATCCAAGCTGCCTATGAGCAGGCAACGGAGCTAGAGAAAACCAATTATCTAAACGAGCTGGCCCTGATTCAGAATCAGTACCAGGTCGAGGGTTCCCTTACGGAGCAGGAATACCAGAAACGCCTGGAGGAGGCAAAGGCCCACCACGACGCGATGCAGGCTCAGAATGACCAATACCAGCAGGAAGCACTGTCGGCGCTGTCGGACAACGCGGCTGCGACTATCTCTTCTGAGCAGAGCACCTATGGTGAGCTCCAGGGGATCGTTTCCCAGTACTATGCCGAGCGGAACAACACAGCAAACAATAGCCAGGCTGAGCTGATGAATCTCTATCACGCTCAACAGGCGGTCGCGGAAGAGTACGCGCTAGCCGCAGCTGGACTGACGGAAGATCAGCTGGAGGCGGGCAATGCAACGCTGACAACGCTGTCTATGCTTGTCAAGAGCGGCGGTCAGCTATCGGATTCCGCTAAGACATCTGTAGAAAACATGTTAGCCGCTTTTGATGGATTACCAGACGACATGGAGGACACCGGTAAAGATGCCCTGCTGGGGCTCACAGCGGGCTTGGACGACACAATCCCAGGACTGAAGGACACGTCAAAAATGTCTGCACAGTCTATCGTCGATGCGATCAAATCCTATCTGGGTATTGCAAGCCCGTCGAAGGTGTTGCGTCAGATGGGCCAGTATGCAGGCGAGGGGCTTGAAAACGGCCTGCGTGGCAGTCAGAGCTCGGTTCGTGTCGCTGCATCGATTCTATCGGCAACGGTTACCACGACGCTAAATCTCAAGGAGCGCCTGTATCAGCTCGGCGCTAATGCGGGGCAGGCGTTTGCGGATGGCCTATCCTCTGCCAAATGGCGGGTACAAACCAGCGCCGCGCAGTTGGAAAGCAGTGCGGGTAAAAAGTCTGTCGTCGGCGGGGTGAAGTATTTTTCCTGGGAAACAACGCGCAGCGATACCTCCCGGGGGGGATATGACGCGCTGAACGCAAAGCTTGCCCGTGTGCTGAACCGGCTGGATGCATATCTGCCGAAGATTGCGGAAAATCAACCGGTGCTTGTCACTGGTGCGTCCCAAGTGAGCGGGCGCGCCCTGGATGAGCTTTATGGTACAACGCTGCGGCGGAAAGCGAGGGGAAATTAAACAATGAATCTTACAAGAAATGTGGTTTTTGATTTTGGGGACCGGGTCCTAAAGTCCTATGCTGACTTCGGACTCATCCAGAAAAGCGCGCCGGAGGTAACCCCTCCGGCGCCAAAAACAAATTACGTCGATGTCCCCGGGGCGAATGGCAGCATTGACCTATCGGAAGCGCTGATGGGGCATGTGGTGTATGAGGATCGCGAGATCGTCTTACACTTCCGGCGTGTTATGCCGAGCCTTGACGGGGCGCAAGACAAGCGCCTGGAGGACTATCTGCACTTTGCGGCCTGCCTGCAGGGGCTGCGATGCAAATTGTATCTGGACGAATCGGATAAATTCTGCTTTGACTGCCGCCTGACGGTCGGCCAGATGTCCGCATCTGGGGATGCCTGGGACGTCGATGTGACGGCGGTAGCGCGGCCGTACCGGACGACTGCGACGCCGACAGTAACGACTGTGACGATGACAAATGACGATTTGCTCGAGTACGATCTTGAATTCTCCAATGTATCGATGAAGGACGGAGTCACAACGTACACGCTTCAGAGCGTCGGATTCGATGGATATGCAAAACTGCGCTTTTTTGGAGAGGTGCTGTCTTCGAGTGCGTTTGAGATCACCTTTATCAGCCAAAACGGAAGAAAGGCGTTTTCATATCAGTATGATGTCGGGGAACAGGCGGAAATCATCATCCCAATTTCTGATATCAGCACTATAAATCCCAGTGCTGTTTTTGCGCTCACGGTTGAAACATCAAAGTACGATCCGACTGAAATGAGCGGGATGAAGCCGGGCCGAGCCGAGAGAATCTACAACGGTCAGTCATCGCTTTCTACGCTCACGTCATGCACACGCCCAACTGTGCCGAAATTCGCTTGCACGAACGACGGCGCAACAATCGCCGTTGTTAAGTCTGTGCGCCCGCCTCTGGTTCTCGGTGCTTCGCTTCATGTCGCTGCTGGGGAGACGAAGTCGAATAATGATATTGTGCTTCATGATATGCTTGAGCTTATGATTACGCCCGACACCTACCCAGACGGCAACGGCGTTATCACGATCACTTATCAGGAGGGCGTGCTGTGAATTACAAAATCTATTGGCGAAATCCGGACAGCACAGAGGATCACCTTGTACATTCCTCTAATGCGATCGACCCAAACCTGCACGTTGAGGAGCCGACCCTGGACCAGGCGGTCAATGCACATGGGAGCTTGAGTTTTAAGATTCTGCCGACGCATCCGGAGTATAACAATATCCGGGCACTGATGACCATCGTGACTGTTTACAACGGAGACGATCTCATCTTCCGGGGGCGTGTTATTGAGACAACACAGGACATTTATGGTATTATCTCTGTCTATTGCGAGGGGGAGCTTGCTTTCTTGTGCGACTCGGTCCACACGCCCTTTGTGTACGGTGGCAGCACTGCGACACCGGGGGATCTGTTCCGGCGGCTGATTGCCAATCACAACGCGTATACCACCAGCGTTGACAACTCCAACCGGGAGAAATTGTTTACCATCGGGCAGGTTACGGTAAAAGGCCAAAAAGGGTACACCTATTCTGCGGATACGGCCAAGAGCACGTGGGACCTTCTGATCGACGGGCTGATCAATCAGGTGGGGGGCTATCTCCGCACCCGGCACGTCAATGATGTAACATACATCGACTATCTGGCCGATTATACCGGGGTGGCGCAGCAGACGGTGGAGTACGGGAAAAATCTTCTGAGCCTTGAGGATGGAATTGTCGGCGGCGATATCATCACTGTGCTGCTTCCCTATGGTGGCAAGCCGGATGGCGTTGATACCCGCACAACGATTGAAAGCGTAAACAATGGCAAATCGTATATCAAGGCAGACGCAGAAACAATCGCAAAATACCGGAATATCTGGGGGACGCAGACTTGGGACGAGATCACGGACCCGGGTCAGCTTCTCCTGGCGGCGCAGTCGTATCTCAATGCGCAGAAAGAGGCACTGAATACCGTATCGGCGGAGGCGCTGGACCTCAGCGCTGTCGATGCGGACATGAAGCCTATCTATGTCGGAGATTATGTCCGCATTATCTCCACGCCACACGGTATTAACAAGAAACTGCTCTGCACATCCAAAACGACAGACCTTGCAGATCCGGCAAGCACGAGGATAACCATCGGCCCAAAGACGCAGACGCTGACGTCGGCTGTAAAAAACGGCGATGCCGCAATCCGCAGCAGCGTTGCTGCTGCCGCATCTGTTTCCGGCGTTGCAAACAAGGCACTGTCCGACGCGGGAAACGCTGTCGCCGACGCAGCCAGCGCGCAGGCCACCGCCGAAGCGGCGCAGAGCACTGCCGCTGACGCATTGGCGGCGGCCGAAGCAGCGGCCTCCGCTGCCGCTGACAAGGCTCCCAAGGCTCACGCCAGCACCGCGACGTCATACGGAGTGGGAGACGGGAGCAAGTACGGGCACGTAAAGCTTTCGGATTCCCACACCAGCACGTCCAGCGTCTCCGGAGGTTTCGCGGCGACGCCTGCTGCTGTGAAATCTGCCTATGATCTGGCAAGTCAGGCGAGCGGGACGGCTGCGGATGCACAGACTGCGGCGCAGAATGCGAATAAAGTAGCCATGAATGCAAAGCAGGTCGCGGCGGATGCGGCAGCGATGGCGGAGGGGCGCGCCCCGAAGGCCCACGCCAGCGCCCAGACGACGTATGGCGCGGGCAGCGCTGCGCAGTACGGGCATGTGAAGCTCTCGGATGCGACGAATGGTACAGGGGATGCCACGGGCGGCGTGGCGGCGACGCCGAAGGCTGTAAAAACCGCCTATGATCTGGCAAGTCAGGCTTCCAGCGCAGCGAGCAGCGCGTACGACCTAGCCAATGAGGCGGGGCAGGTTGCGACGGACGCGGCGCAGACGGCCGCAGATGCGCAGAGCGCGGCAGAGGCTGCACAGGCCGCCGTCGGTGGAAAGGCCCCGACGAATCATGCCAGCACCCAGACAACCTACGGCAAGGGCACATCGACGAATTACGGGCACGTCAAGCTCTCGGACTCCATCCTCAGTACCGCCGACACCGCCGGCGGCACTGCCGCGACGCCCGGCGCCGTAAAAAAAGCATACGACCTGGCAAACAGAGCCGAAACGACGCTGCTAGGCGGCAAGAAAATCGTCTGCGGCTGGTCCGCCGTCAGCTTCAAAAGCACGGGCCAGACGAATACAACCATCAATTTTGGGACGACGTTCACCGCAAAGCCGATCGTGATTATCGGGCAGCCGTTCAATGGCGTAATTTGTACCGTCTTCAAAGATTCGGTTACAACGACAAATTTCACGGTCAATGTCCCCTCAGTCGGCTCTTCGACCGTCTCGACCCGCCAGATGGCCTGGGTCGCCATTGGCAGCGTTTAAGGGGGTGATGGGTTGGAATGGTACGAGATGCTGATTACCACCGGGGCGTTGGTCAGCGCGGTTGGGCTGATCGCGCAGAAGGTGGGAAAGCCAATTGTTGAACTGCTAAACGAGGTAAAGGTGCTGACAGAGCATGACCGGGAGCAATACTTGGCAATTCTGCGGCTTACTACTATGTCCCGGGATATGCCAATTTCGGAGCGGATTACTGCCGGACGGAAGTATATAAAACTCGGCGGCAACGGAGACGTGAAAAAATACTATAAACAGCTGCTCAAAAAGCACACGGTACAGTGAAATGGAGGTATTTATGGAATTTCTGAATGATTATCTGGTCGCGGTCGTGGTTGGTATTTGCTTGTGTATCGGCTACGTTCTGAAGCACGCAATTCCGTCGGACAAAATTAACCGCTTTATCCCGCTGCTGATGTTGGTGCTGGGCGCAATCGTCAACGTGTGGCTGCATGATTTTACCCTGTCGCCGGAAATTTTGCTTGGTGGCATGGCGTCCGGTCTGGCGTCGACGGGGATGCACCAGGCGTATAAACAGATGATTGAAGGTGGCGCAAATGCAGATCATAGCTAAATACCTGACGCAGAATCCATATTTCCGGGACGGGCGGTGGATCACAGGCCCCGCCTTCCGGGGTTTCTTCCTTCACTCCGTTGGCGTCGGTCAGCCGGACCCGCTGGTTTTCATCCGGCAGTGGGACAAGCCCAGCTTCACCTACGCTGGAATCAACGGATTCATTGGAGCCGATGCGGTCTATCTGACGGCCCCATGTTTGGAGACGCCGGGCAAGGTGAAGCGTATGCCCCACGCAGGGAAGCCTGCCGGGAACAATGGGTACATTGGGTTTGAGATGTGCGAACCGGCACAGATTCATTATACGGTCGGCGCAAGCTTTACCGTGCGGGACAAGGCTGCGGCCCAGGCGTATTGCCGCAAGACGTACCAGAACGCTGTGCAGCTCTTTGCACGGCTGTGCAGTTTCCACGGTAAGAACCCGCTGGAAGATGGCGTGATTCTGAGCCATAATGAAGCGGGCAAGCGGGGCATTGCCAGCGGCCACGTCGACCCGGAGCACCTGTGGCGCGGGCTGGGGCTGCCGTATACGATGGCAGGGTTCCGGCAGGATGTGGCAAATGCGATGAAACCAAAGGAGGAGATTAACATGACGAAAGCAGAAGTGGTGGCGCTGATCGACGAGCGCATCAAGGTAGCCCTTGAGGGCAAGGGAACCGAGGCCAGCGCCTGGGCAAAGGAGGAGCTGGCCCAGGCGGTCGCGGCGGGGATCACCGACGGCACACGGCCTGGCGGGTATGCCAAGCGCGAGGAAGTCGCAGCGATGGTGCTGCGGGGGAAATGAGCCCGCAGGCGCGTGGAAGGCTGCCGCTTGGCCTAGAGACTCTTACAAAGCCGGAGCTTTTGCAAGTGATTGATGAGGCTGGTATTGGCTTGGAGAATGAACGAATCGCACGACTATATTTCGTGGATCGCCTTCCTCAAGTTGACGTCGCTTCTGAGCTATATCTCGGAAGGGCAACAATACAGCGCAGGCTCCCAGAGATTCAAAAGAAAATGGAAATTGCATCAAAATATTTTAAGAGTTGAGCTTACGCCGCCCTTCGGGGCGGCGTTTTTTATTTGCGCAAAGATGATGCGCATTTGAGGCACAGCGCGCATCGATGTGTTGTATGATTTACATGGAAAATAAAAAAGTGTGATTCTATTCAATACAATGCTAGGAGAAAGGAATGTGTAGCGATGGCATACCCGTACTATGGAAATACTTATCAACCGTATAACCCATACAGTAATTACATGCCTACCGGGCCGCAGAACGCCGCAGGAGCGCAGCAAGTTTTCAACGGCCAAATTATCCGCGTGAACGGAAAAAACGGCGCAGACGCGCTCAGGCTGGCCCCAAATAGCTCTGTTCTGCTGATGGATGAAAACGATCCTATTGTATGGCTAAAAGTGACGGATGGTGCTGGCTATGCGACGACCACACCGTATAGCATTGCACCATATCATACGGCCTTGCCGGTGGATGTCAACAGTTTAGAGGAGCGCGTGAAAAGATTGGAGGACTTGATCAATGGCAAATCCGATGATGCAAATGTTGATGGGAAACGGGGCCAGAAAGCAGAATAACCCGCTTGCAATGATATCTGAGTTTAGAAAATTTGCAGCCGGTATGACGCCGCAGAATGCGAAGCAGCAGATTGAACAGTTGCTGTCGTCCGGGCAGATGACGCAGGATCAATTTCAGCAGCTTCAAAAACAAGCAAAGGACTTCATGCAATTTTTGAAATAAGCCGGGTCGACACGGTTTATAATTTTAATTTGAAAGAGGTGTTTAACTTGGACAACTATAGCCTTTCCGATCTCGCTGCAGTTAGCAAAGACAACGACGGTTGGGGCGGCAGCGGTGGTGCATGGTGGATTATCATCCTTTTCTTGTTCGTCTTTATGGGCGGCGGATGGGGTGGCTTCAACCGCCAGGGCGAGTTTGGGCAGTACGCCACTGCAGCCAGCCAACAGGAAATCTTGTTCGGCCAGCACTTTGGACAGCTCAACGATCGAATCACCAACGTAGGCAACGGCCTATGCACGCTCGGCTATGAGATGCAGGGGAATATTGGCCAACTTGGCAGGGAGGTCGCGCTGGCGCAGGCTGGCACAAACACAACGATCATGCAGACCGGCAACAGTATTCAGGGCCAGATTGCGCAGTGCTGCTGCGACAACCGCCTGGCGACTGCCAATCTGTCTGCGCAGATGGATCGCCAGACGTGCGACATCACGACGGCCATCCACGCTGAGGGCGAGGCGACCCGCGCACTGATGCAGGCGAACGAACTGCAGGCGCTCCGCGACAAGGTAGCAAGCCTTGAAATGGACAACCGCATGTGTGGCGTCGTTCGCTATCCCAATGGCCTTACATACAGCGCTGGCTCGTCCCCGTTCTGTGGCTGCAATAGCGGCTGCGGCAATATCTGAGTAAAATGGTAGGCCCTCTTGGCCGGGTGAACGGGCGGGGGGCATATCCCTCGCCCGTGTATTTTGAAAGGAGAATTTGATATGTCTTGCAAATCTGCTATTTATACCGCAATGCAGAATCCGACCGGAGTTTCTGTCGATGGTGTTATCCCCCTCGGCAGCCTGATTCGTCGATATGGATGTGATATTGCCATGAATGGCAATGCTATCAATATTTTGAGCAAGGGCTATTACGACGTTGATGCATCCGTCACCCTCACTCCAACTACCGCAGGGACAGTTACAGCCACGCTATTTTTGAATGGTGTAGCCGTGCCTGGTGCAACGGCATCTGCGACCGCCGCAGCAGGCTCCACCGTGCTTCTCTCGTTCCCCTCCTTGGTACGTCAGGCGTGCTGCGCGGCGGGGTCGTCCCTTGCCATCGTTCTTACCGGAACAGCATCCACCGTAAACAATGTGGCCCTGCGTGTGCAGCGCATCTGAGGTGGCGCCATGAGATTGATCGAAAAGTTATCTGAGATGATCGAGGAAGAGATTGGCGACGCGCAGAAATACGCAAAGTGCGCGCTGAAGTACAAAGATACAGATGGTGTCCTGGCTAAGACGTTTTTCGATCTGTCGACCGACGAAATGCGCCACATGAATCTTCTGCACGAAGAAGTGTCTCGCATCATTACACAGTACAGAAAGGAGAAAGGGGCACCGCCAGAATCCATGCTTGCTGTGTATGATTATCTGCACGAGCGGCAGATCGAAGAGGCGCAGCAGGTCAAGGCCTACCAGAGTATGTATCGTGGGTGAGCGATATGATTGACTTTGACGAAATTGAAAAAGAAATCATCAACATGGAGGCGAGTCGCGACACATCTTATGCGACGATGGAACGGCTGGCCCCTCTCTATGCTGCGATGATTTACAAACGGCTCTGTTCAAACTCGGAGGTTTACGAACCACAGCCGGTGTCTATTGATGGAGAAAGCGAGTTTTTGCTTGCTGTATCTGGGGTAGACAGCGTAAAGGCATGGTCCATTATTGATGAGTTAATGGATGTGCTTCGAGTTGTGAACCCTGTGGCGTATAATTCTGTTCTTGTCAGGCTTGGCAACGCTTAACCCTTAGTTACTAACACGTTACTAACAAAATAGGCGAGGCCACATAAAAAAATCCTTGAAAACGCGATGTTTTCAAGGATTTTTTGGAGCTACTGGCCGGACTCGAACCGGCGACCTGCTGATTACGAATTTGACGAGATGAAAAAAATAAACATTATAGTTTGAAATGCAATGGAATTTAGGGGAATTTCCGAATTGCGCACGTTTAAAAAGTTTCCAGAGTGCACGACGTTCTACTTCGGTTACTAACACGTTGCTAACAATGCGGTTGCATACATGAAAAAAATGTCTGCGTCAGTGCGCTTCTACCTCTTCCACAAGCTGATCAATATTTGCGTGAACGTATATATCTGCTGTTGTATCATAGTTTGAGTGACCAAGAATTTTCTGCAGCATTTCCGGTCTGATCCCGGCGGAGACGGCCCAGCTTGCGAAGGTGTGACGCGTTGCGTGTGGTGGCTTTTTTTCAATACCGAGCTGCTCCAACATCGGGTAATAATCTCGCTTCCGGAAGTTTTCAGCTACTTTTTGCCCGGCATACCCGGAAATCAGAAGATCACCGGATGCTCTAGCTGCGATCTCTGCAAAGTAGGCACGCCCCTCTGGGCGGATCGGTATGACTCGATTTCGGCCCGCTTCTGTTTTTTCGCCGCCGATAACATAGGATTCATGATATCCGGAAAGCGGCAGGGAAAACATTTCGCCGATGCGCATCCCGGTGTAAATCAGCATGAGGGTGAGTTTTGCTGCGGGTGTTCCGGCTGCTTCCATCTTTTTGATATCTGAATCTGTAAACACAGCTTTTTCTTTCGGCTTTTCACCGTCTAGCTTCACAAATCTGGCGTAGTTTGTAGTAGCAGCCTCCTCGCGCACGGCCCACTCTGATAGTTGCACAAACAGATGCTTGTATTTGGCTTGTGCAGAGCGTGACTTGGCAGCTTTGTTGTTATCAATAATTGACTGGAAGTCCTTCACGCGCAGGGAGCGAAACTGCCTACCATAGAGCTCCTTGCTTTTTGCGTAAGCGTTTTCATATGCGGCAATGCTCTTTTCTCCAATTTCCCGGAAGTGTTCCGCTTTCCATTCCTGAAATACCTCCTCGAACGTCATATTGTACCGTTCTGAGATTGATCTACCCGCCAGGCGCTCTATGGCTTCCATGGCCTCTGTTTTCTTCGCGTAATACCCAATGACCATCTTGTTTTTGGCCGCTACCCACGGACGGCTGCGACGGCCTGACAGCTTGTAAACCGTGCCTGTCCCGTTTGCCCGTTTGAGGGCCTTCCGCTTTTCTTGCACCTGTTTTTTTCCGCACCACGGGCAGAACATGGCCACGTCGGGAATGTCTCGACCGCATTTGATACATCCCATATTTTTCCTCCTGCAAAAAAGGGGTATCGGCTTTCGCTGATACCCCCGCATTATCAACTATTGTCTGTTATCCAGCCTATGTCTGGGTGCGTCATATCAAATAGAAGCATTGCTATGACAAAGACGATTAAGATCAGGCAGAGAATAACAGCGAAGCGCAGCCACCGATTTTGCAGTGTAAGTATTCTGTTGTAATGCGCTTCCGTTTGCTTGATTTGCTCCTCGTAGATTTCCCGCACCTCGCTGTGTTGTTCGGCGCCTCCGATTTGATACCCGACTGCATTAGCTACATCGATAAGCGTCTGCGCATTTGGGCTGGTTCCTGGGTCGTTTCGCAGCAATCGGTCAACGGTTGTCTTTGATACCTTCGCTGAATCAGCAATCTGCTGGTTTGTCATGCCGGTTGCCTCTTTTTGTGTAATAATACCAAAAATAATATCCTGAACCGTCGTAACAAACACTCCCTTTTGTGCAGCATTTTTTATGGCGACTGTACGGCGTACATTTGGTTTGCCTTTTGCATACTTGCGTATTGAGATTGTCGCGTTTCAGTAGTAGTCTCATGACAGAAACGTAATGATGCTAGGAGGTGACATCATGCAATATATTCAGATTATTGCCGACGGCAACAAGGTGAGCATCACCATCGACGGGATTACGTTAACGGACCTTCATAGCTTTTCTTTGGATTACCTCAAGGGCTGCCCGCTGCTGTTCTCTTGTGCCGCGGATATTGGTGGGAAGCAGGAGCAGCAAAAAATCTTACATTAGAGCTAATTACATTAGTAATAATACGGTATGTTTTGTGCGCATCATTCGATTTCCCAGGAATTTCCGCAGTTTTGGCACAGGCATATTTTGGCGCTCCTGATTTTCGTTTTTTCGGTTCCTTTACTCTTTTTCCAAAAAAGGTTGGACATACCGAGGGTACACATAGCAGTGACGCCCCTTGCAGCGTTATTCATATGACCACCAAATCCATTTCCGTGCTTCTTTGTTTTGCTTGCAACCTGTTCCATAGAAATTGTTACATTTTCGCTTCCACAATCTGGACAAACCATTGTAGTACCTCCGTGTTTTGCTTAGTTTCAGTTACATATCCATATTACCACTTCATACGTTTTTTACAAACCGTAATACTCCACAATTTTAATGATCTATTTTTGTAACAATTCAACGAAAGGGGTAGGAACGTGAGAGAAAAAGTTACGCCATTGACAAAAGAACAAGCATCGCGTACAGTAATGTTGGAGGAAACCCGCGCGGATCTGATTGAAAAAGCCCTTGCGCTGACGGAGGCGCAGGCCGAATACGTCACAAGGAGGTTGCTATGTTTGTTACAAAGCGGAAACTGAAAGTCGAAATTGAGATGTTGCAAAAAAAGGTGCAGCGGCTTGAACACGACAGGCGACGCAGCGCCCTTATACAGACGGCCGACTTGCCAAAATGCAAAAGCGTCGCGTGCTACAACTGCAAATATTGTTCGTTCATCTATAATCCGGGGAACGGGGCGCTCTATTTGCTCGGATGCGGGCGTGACCTTAAATGCAAGGATTTTGTGTTTACGGACAAGAATAAGCCGCCCGTGTGGGAAAGGGCGAATGCGCTGCTCAGCGCAGAGGGAAAACGTCAAGAATGCGAAGAAGGGTATTTGCCTGGTTCCGTTTTAGTTGCTCCACAACCGCCCTGCCACGTCGAGTGATGGAATACCGCCTCGTGACGGTTTCAGGGATGTATCCGCCCTCGCCGTCCGGCTCTCCGTTCGTATGGACGGTTATCAGCTGCTCTGCACGGAGAAAGCTCTCGATTTCGTTTGGCTGAGAACGGTCGTTCCATCCGACGATTCCGTCAAACTCTACGCCTGTCAGGTCGGAACGGTACAGTTTTTTCAGGGCTTTCGCAGAGATACGATCAAGTTCAGCATTCATATCGGTAGCACCTCATAACAAATTCACTGCCTCCTCGATGATCGAGCGCAGCTTTCTGCACTGCTCCTCGTCGAGGTCAACAATCAAGTTAATCAACGCTTTTTTCGCACTGCTGACCTCGCCATTCGTGGCGGGGTCTTTTTCTGCGCCCTGGGATTCCTCTACCAGCTGCCGCACCGTATCAATATCCTGCTGACACCGGGCCGTTTCCTCTTCGGTGCTTCCCTCGCGCAGAAGAATCTCCTCCGGCGTGGTGTTTAGTAGGATGCACATGCGGGCGGCTTCTTCTGGGGAGGGGAAATTTTTTCCGCGCTTCCATTCAGAAACCCACCCACGTTGCTTTTTCATAACTTCCGATGTGAAATATGCGTTGCTCCATCCGTTTCTTCTGATCTCTGATTCTATTTTCTTTATGTTTGGGATAATGATTAAACGCTTTGACATTATTTTACCCTTTGAATTCTATTAGATATGTTCGTCCTTGCTTTGTCCTTTTAATAATTCCATCCCGCGCCATGAAGTACAAAATCGAAGATATGTCATTTTGCACGATTGGATCAAACAACTTGTATAAATCCGTTTGTAATATCGGGCAATTATCCGATAGGGCCTGTTTGACTTTCGTCTCTAGGTTTTCTGATTGCGAGATATACAGCGCTTCCATAGCGTTAAGCTCTTTTTTATTTTCTAATAACTCAGCCAACTCATGCTCAAACCGGTCGACATAGCTAAAATCGCTGCATTGGGAATTATGCATGTGCTCCCACATATCAGAAAAATACTTCTGATATGCAGGTCCTAAAGAAATGCACTTCGACTTTATGCTGTAGAACGTGCTGATAAGCTGCTGCAAAGCGTCTATCCGATCAGCTAGACGCTTCTTTCCGCTTAAAGAAGCAGCGTAATTTACCATGTCATTTTCCATTGGCTGTATTTCTTTCTTGACGGTTGCGTATATTTCTATTTCTGCTTTGAGGTTTACATATGTGTCGTTTCCGTTTTGCGTACTTTTTGAATCTCCGAGCGGAGTTGAATCGTGTTTTTTCTTGTTGAAAAGCATAAATCTCACATCTCCCACAAAAAAGAAAAGGATTATTTGTGCAACATTTTGTTGTATAAGTAATTGACATACAATGAAACGTTGTATATAATGCAACTGTGAGATGCGGTTAAAAAAGCAAACAAAACCTCAGACCCAAGACAAAAAGTCCTGCGTCAAAGCTATTCTGTTCCTCGCAAGTACATAGTAGCACGCTTTGTTAACTTTCGCAACCACAAAATGACTGCTGCCCGAAAAATTTGAAGCCGCCGCCCGCGCTGCGAACACGGACGACGGTTCCACCGGAATTTGTTTACCAGAACACATTGCAACCCGTGAGCGCCCGATTTCACGCAACCTCCACATTGCCTCGGGAGGCGCGATCCATCGTTGCCTCAAGTGCTTCCGAGGCAGCGCCCAAAGATACGTGTTCGTAGCACGTTTCTTTATGTGCCGCTCACTTTAGCAGTTCCGGTTCTGCTCCTTGCCCTAACGCATCGCGCCGTTTCTTTGGTCTGGAACTGGCAAGTTCAAAAGTTTGGTCAATTTGACCACCCCCTTAAAAATGCCGAATAGGGCTACAGACAGAATATCAGATTTTCGGGCAGCAGTCAACATATTAAACGCAAAGGAGGCGAAACAATGCCGGAAAAATGGACAGGGCGGCTCGTCGGTAAGATGCACAACGAGCGCGTCACCTTCGACGAGCTTGCGAAAGAAATGTGCGTGACAAAGCCGTATGTTTCGATGCTTCTCAACGGGAAGCGCAAGCCGGAGGGCGTGCAGAAGCGAATGGAGGAAGCGCTTGACGCAGTTTTACAACGCAGAAAGGAGGACCGACATGCACACGCAAAATAAACCGGCCTGCGACCGGGACTGCTTTCACTGACCTTATCCGGACTGCATCCTGGATGAGGATGACATGAGCCCGGATGAATGGAACGAAAGCCAGGAACGGGAAAAGCCCTGCCCGGCACTTACGCACCGAACAGGGCAGCGGAACAAATCTTCACCACAAGATATTGTGTCCTGTGCCGATTATAACACAGGAGAAAGGGAAAATCAATGATTCAAACATTAACACTCAATGAGGCGGCGGCTTATCTTCGTGAGCGTGGGCTATCCATTTCCAACGAGACGCTTGCGGCGGGGCTGGAGAATGGCGTTTTCTCCTTCGGCACCGCATTCAGAGCAAACGGCAAGAGCCGCGTCGTCATGATCTTTAAAAAGCTTCTCGACGAGTGGATTTCTGAGCGAAGCGTCCCGACCGAGTAACCAACGAAAACACGAAGGAGGATCACCAAAATGGCAAAGACCACATTCCTGACAGACGAACAGGTAGAATCCGAGATCGCGCGCCTGACGAAAACGGACGCGGTCAAGCTGGCCCGGCGGGAGCAGCGCGTGAAATACCGCCGTCGTCAGGTGCTTTATTCGCTGCGTGCGCTGGAAAAGCGCGGTAAGCAGCTGATTGCCCAGGGCGTCACGATGCTGGATTTTGAGATCGTGGAGAACGCGATCGACGCAGAAACGGCGGTGGAGTGATGCTGCCGAATCCGTGCGATATCTGCGAGCACCAGAGCGCTAAATGCGTAAACGGAAACTATATGTGCCAGGCCTGGAAATATTACATCCGCGTCAACTGGGCGGCGGTCTGCGGCCCATTCCGGCGGATGGCGGAGCGGAAGAAGGGGGGCGCCACACAATGGCCTTAACAATGCTTTTTCTGACTGCTGCATTCGTCCTCTTCCTGCTGATCGACTGGATCTGCGAGAACGCGGCAGGCCGCCGGGCGATGCAGAAGCTGCAGGAAGATAATGCGTCCCTTGCGGCGCAGCGGGACCGCAGCGCCGCCCAGGCGAAGCGGCTACAGTGCGAGGTCAAGCGGCTGCAGAACCGGCTGGACGGCGCACAGTTTCTCCTGGACAGTGATCGGGATGTCCGCATCCTGGAGCTGGAGGCGGAGTGCGGACGGCTGCGCAAGCGGCTGGAGATTCGCGAGAAGGTGCAGGAGGTGGCGGAATGAATCAGCGCATCCCGGATAATTACGATGCCTGGCAGGCCCACGATGCAGCCCAGGCGGCGAAGCTAGAGGAATTGCCGATCTGCGACTCCTGCGACGAGCCGATTCAAGACGGCTATTATTACGAAATCGGCGGCAGGATCATGTGTGAAAGCTGCGTTGATTTCTTTTTCCGGCGCGATGTCGGATGACTGCGAGAGGGTGAGAAAATGCCAGACATTATGAAAATGGGTAAGAATCCCAATTACCTGGGCTCTTGGGATTTGGACGACCTTCCGAATCGGGAGGTAACGCTGACGATTGCACGGATCGTTGACGAAGAAGTCGTGACGAATGGGAAAACGGAAGTCTGCACCGCCTGTTATTGGCAGGAGGCGGCATACAAGCCCATGATCCTGAATGTGACGAATAAGAAAACGCTGTGTAAACTCTATAAGACAAAGGCGACGGAAAAACTGGCCGGGCGGGCCGTGACAATTGGCATTGATCGTGTCAAAGCGTTCGGCGATATTCATGACGCACTGCGCATCCGGCCCAGAATCCCGAAGCCGCAAAGTGCGTCCCTTCCCAAATGCGCCCAGTGCGGCAAGGACATTCACGCCGCCGGGAATATGACGCCGGATCAGGTGGCGGCATACACGGCGAAGAAGTACGGTCAAAGCCTGTGCGCTGAATGCGCCAAGGCCGCTGCAAGGGGGGCGTAGGGATGAAACTGACAAAGCGGAATTACTTCACCCGGAAAGCAAACCGCGCGTTTTTATCCGTATCTCAGTTTAAAGCGTTCGAGAAATGCCAGGCAGCGGCACTGGCCGAGGTCAATAAAACTTTTGAGCGCGAGAAAACAACGGCGCTGCTGGTTGGCTCTTACATTGACGCTTATTTTGAAGGCTCTATGCAGGCGTTCATCAACCACAATCCTGATATATTTAAGCGGGGCGGCGGCCTAAAGGCGGAGTATTTGCAGGCGGACCACATCATTGAACGCATCAGCCGAGACGCTCTGTTTATGCAATACATGAGCGGGAAAAAGCAGGTCATTTTGACCGGCACGATCAACGGCGTCGACGTGAAAATTAAAGTGGACAGTCTGCTCCCAGATAAGATCGTTGATCTAAAAATCATGCGCGACTTTACGCCGGTCTACAGTCCGGAATATGGCCGCCAGCCCTGGTTTGAATCCTGGCAGTACGATTTGCAGGGCGCGGTTTACCAGGAGATCGTCCGGCAAAATACCGGGGAAAGGCTTCCGTTTTATCTTGCCGCCGCGACAAAGGAAAAGGTCTGCGACATTGATATTGTCCATATCTCCCAGGCGTCGCTTGATTTCCAGCTGGAGCGCTTTTCCCATAATGCGCCGCTGTATGATGCAATCAAAAATGGCGTTATTGCGCCGGATCGCTGCGAGGCGTGCGACTATTGCAAACAAACGAAGGTGCTGCAAGCGCCGCGTGAATCGGATGAATTTTATTTTTGATGAAAGGAAAAAGCAACATGAAAGGCTACAAGGGATTTGAAAAAGGCCTGGTGTGCCGCGGCAAGCAGTACGCTGAAAATACCGTATTCGAAGAAGATGATGCCGAAATCTGCCAAAGCGGGATGCACTTCTGCGCCCTGCCGCATCAAGTGTTTGTGCATTATTCCCCGGGTGAAAATCACGAATTTGCCGAGGTAGAAGCACTGGACGATCCAGTGACAGATGATGACGCCAAGTACTGCAGCAAAAAGTTGCGGATCGGCGCGAAAATCAGTGTATTTGATATGGTGAAGGCCAGCGTTTGCGCGTTCTTTGAACGCGTAAACTTCGCCGGTAAAATCGCAGAAGCGACACAAGTAGACGGCGCAGCCAACGCCGGGTACTGCGGCGCAGCCAACGCCAGGGCCCGTGG